GCCGGATTTGCGGGGCGAGGGCGACCGAGGTCGACCATATCCGCGAGCTGACACCGGCCAACATATCGGACCCGGCTATTAGCCTCAGCCTCGACAACCTGCAGTCGCTCTGTCACGACTGCCACACGCGCAAGACCATGGAAGACAAGGGCATCATCAAATCAGATTGCGATGATGCTTATTTTTTTGACGTTGACGGCAACCTGACCCCCCGGGGTGGCTGCTTCTAAGCCCCAGCCCAGGGACCGGTGCCTGCCCTTCGGAGTAACCGGCCGGGGCCGGGCCGGGGCCGTGTAGTTAAATTTTGAGAAAGGCGGTTAAAAATGCCAAAGTTTGAACAGATTCTAACAGAATCCGACAGGCGGAAGCTGATCGCTCAAAACCGGCGCATCATCCGCAAGGCCCTCGACGGCGTGGACGCGGAGACGCTGAAGCTGTATGACCAGCTCATTGATGACGCCGCCTCGTACGCCTGTGCTATCCACGAGTGCAATCTCCTCTATATGCGTGACGGCCTCTCCGAGTACTATCAGAACGGCGAGACCCAGTGGGGTGTTAAGAAGTCCGTAGCGGCAGAACTCCGGGTCAAATATACAGCGACCTACCAAAAGCTGATCATGCAGCTGGCGAGTCTCCTGCCCTCTGAGGATGAGAAGGCCGCGGCGAAGGAGCTTCTGGATTTCATTCGAGGGGGCGACTAAATGAACTGGCCGAAGGAGTATCTGGCCCGGATCCGCTCCGGGGAGATCCCAGCGTCGGCCAAGGTCCGGGCAGTCTACGAGAGGGAATGCGGCTGGATGGACGACCCGCCCGACGACTTCCCTTATTATTTCGATGAAAAGCTGGGGCAGCGGCACATTGATTTCATGCAAAGATTCTGCAGGCAGTCGAAGGGCAAGGCGGGCAAGCAGCTCATCCGCTTCGAGCTCTTTCAGCTGGCCAAGATGCAGCTGGTCTTTGGCTGGCGTGAGAAGGCTACAGGCTTCCGACGCTTCCGCGAGGTCTTCGATCTCAGGGGCAGAAAGTGCGGGAAGTCGACCGAAACCTCCTCCGTCCTGCATGACATGCTCCTGAATGACGGCGAGAACGGCCCCGAGATCTACTGCGCCGCCAACAGCCGGGATCAGGCCGACCAGGTCTTTTCTGAAACAGCCAATATGCGCCTACAGTCCCCGGCTCTCCGGAGCCTTGAGAAGAAGCGGCAGACCGATATCTACTGCGAAATGAACTTCGGAAAGATTAAGAAGCTGGCGGCCAAGACGGACAACCTCGACGGCCTGAATGCTTCCTTTGTCTGTCAGGACGAAGTTCACGCGCAGAAGGACTCGAAGCTCTACGATGTCCTTGTGCAGTCTCAGGCAGAACGAGAGCAGCCGCTCTATTGGATGATAACGACCAACGGCTTTCTGCGTGAAGGCTTCTTTGACGCGCGCTACGAATACGCTTCGCACGTCGCGCTCTGGGAAGACGGCTACCACGATTACCGCCTTTTGCCGCTGCTCTATGAGCTGGACAGCCGCGACGAATGGACAGACCCGGCTTGCTGGGAGAAGGCTAACCCGGGCCTTGGCAAGATCAAAAGTCTGCAGACGCTGGCGGAACATGTCGAGCGCGCCAAGCGCGACCCTAAATTCCTGCCGACTGTCCTTACCAAGGACTTTAACATTCCCGAAAACACTAACGAGGGCTGGCTGACTTATGCCGAGGCCGTCAACACGGAAGTCGTGCCGCTGGAAAAGCTCGAACATAGCTACGCCATCGGCGGCTGTGACCTCTCTGCCACGACTGACCTCACCTGCGCCACCCTGCTCATCATGAAACCGGATGACGACCGCTACTACGTCCTTCAAAAGTATTTTATTCCGGAATCGAAGCTTAACCCGGTGGATGAGAAGCATAGGACGGACCGTGAGGCGCCCTACAGACTTTGGGCAGAGCAGGGCTGGCTGACGATCTGCGAGGGCGCTACCGTGGACTACAATGCCGTGACTCAATGGTTCGTCGACATGGTCAAGGTGCACGACATCCGTCCGCTGTGGATCTGCTACGACGCGGCCCTGTCCGGTTACTGGGCGCCGCAGATGACAGAAACAGGTTTCATCATGGAGAAGATCCGGCAGGGGCCTTTCACGTGGACTTATCCCATGAAGCAGTTGAAGGGTGCTTTTGAGGAGCGCAAGGTGATCTATCAAAACAACCCCATGCTCAGATGGTGCCTGCTTAACACGGCAGTCAAATCGCTGAATGAGCGGGGAATTGAAAGCATACAGCCGGTTAAATCGGCAAGCAACCGCAGGATTGACGGCATGGTCAGCCTGCTCAACGCATGGACGGGACTGCAGAACCATTCCGAGGAGTTCGTCCCGTTTTTGAGGTGATTTAAATGGGCTTTTTATCAAATTTTATTCAAGGCATCCGGGCCCGCACGGCGTACATCCTTGGGTACGGCAACCGCTCCGTCCATGTTAATACGGACGCGGTCAAAGACGCCACCTGTGTGGCCATCCTCGACACCAACGCCACGCATATCGCCCGCGGGCAGGTGGTGCATGTGCAGAAGGATGAGGCCGGCAGGATCAAGCAGATCAAGCGCACCAGCGACTACACGAAGCTGTTCGCCCGGCCCAATCCGCTCATGACGTCGCAGGACTTCAAGTATGCGATGGCATGGCAGGCGCAGGTAACTAACACGGCCTTCGCGTGGATTCGCTGGGATGAGCGCATGCGTCCGGTCGAGATTTGGCCGCTTGTGTATCTCGAGTTTGAGATCCGTGAGCTTGTAGACCGTCCGGGTTACGCTGTCGCGATCAGAACGCCGGAAGGCGACCACAAGCTTGTTAACATGGAGGACCTTGTCGTCCTCCGGCGCAAGTATGACGGCGCGACCTATGCCGGCAGGAGCAACGAGGCGCTTGACGGATCGCTCGAGGTTATGTCGAGCATGTATGAGTCATTGCGCAAGGCTATGGAAGTTTCAAACAAGATTCACGGCCTTTTTACTCAGAAAAACGCGATGCTGGCCACCAAGAGCGTAGAACAGGCTCAGAAGGACTTCACGGACCGGATCCGAAACTCTGACGGCGTTGTAGCGCTGGATGTCACCGAGTCATACACGCCGCTGAACGTCTCAACCTGGGCGGCCAACGCCGCGCAGATGAAAGAGCTCGAGAAGCGGGTCTATACGTTTTGGAGGACGCCCGAGGAAGTGGTCAGCAACACGGCCTCTGAACAGACGATGATGAACTACTTCGATGCCATCGTCGAGCCGTTCTGGGAAGAGATGGGCGAGGCTTTCACCCGCGCGCTCTTCACCCGGCGCGAGCAGGACTTCGGGAACGCTATTATCGTGACCAGCGCGGCCACCACCGGCGCGTCATGGGCTACCAAGCTCAACATCATCAACAGCACAAAAGAGGTCGGCCTGCTCACCAAGAACCAGTATCTTGAACTGTTGGGCTATCCGCCGACGGAGGACGGCGACGTCTCTTATGTATCCTTGAACTACATCAAATCGACCGACATGAGCAAATATCAGGTCGGGCAGGATTCCGAAGACGCAGGAGGTGCGCAAGATGGAACAGAATAAACTGGATAGAATCATGGAGAAGATCGCAGGCGGCAGAGAGTACCGCCGCATGGAGATCAGGGTTAAGGCCAGCGAGGCCGATGAGGAAGACTACAAGGTCGAGGGTTATGCCTGCACCTTCAACGAGCCGTATGAGCTCTACAGGTGGGACGACTACATAGTCAACGAGCAGTTCGACCCGCACGCCTTCGACGAGTGCGACATGTCCGACGTCATCATGCAGTATGATCACCAGGGCAGAGTGTTTGCACGTTTAAGCAACGAGACGCTTTCCGTGGATCCGGATGACCACGGCCTGCACACGGAGGCATATCTCGGCGGTACAGAGATCGGCAAGCAGCTCTTTGAGGAGATCAAAGGCGGCTATACCAATAAAATGTCAGTCGGCTTCACAGTGGCCGAAGACAAGAAGGAAGTTACCAATGACCACGACAACGGCGTGACGACCGTCCTCAGGACGATCACCAAGGTGCGCAAGCTGTACGATGTGTCGGCGGTAAGCCTTCCGGCCAATGATGGCACAGAAATCAGCGCCCGGAGCTGGAGCGAGGGAGTGATCGCAGAGCTCGAAGCGGAGAGACTTAGAGGCGTAGCAACTGAGGAGGCAAGGAGCAAGGCCCTTGCAGTCCTTAACAAGTACAAACCTAAGGAGGTTTAATCATGACCAAAGGTATGGAACGCCTCAAAGAGATCGAGGCTAAGAGGGCAGAGCTGACCAAAGAGGCAGAATCTGCAGAAGCTACAGAGACAAGGCTCGCAGAGATTGCGACTGAGGCCGAGAGCCTCAACAAGGAAGAGATGGAGGTGCGCGCAAAGATGGCACTTGAAGTTAAACACAGCACTCCGGTCAATGCTCCGGAGGATTCCAGTAAGACAGACGAGTTTATGCGGACCGGCAGGATGGTTATGGAGACCAGACAGCTCCTGGCTACCGGAAAGATCGCAAAGCCGACCACAGTCGGCGGCATCAGCGATCTGGCAGCTACCGCCAGCGACATTGTGGACGATGTCCACGCTTTCCCGCTGGACGGCGTAGGCACATGGAGAGCTGCCTACAAGAAGACCGAGGCCGTTGCCGCTGCGGTGGTTGAGGGTCAGGCAGTTGCCGGCACTGCGTCCACCTACGACTACGTGGATATCAACCCGGCAGAGTGGGGCGTGCTCGATGAGATTTCCAAGCAGGTCAAGAAGCAGAGCCCGCTCAACTATCAGGCGGCCATTGAAGACTCTGCAGTCATCGCCCTGCGCGACTATGCGTCTAATGAGATTATCACCAAAGTGATGGCTTCCGACCTCAAGGAAGAGGTGACAGGTAAGGCTCTCGACAAGGATTATCTGCGCAGCGTTATGCTGGGCTTCCGTCCGATCAGAGGCAAGGGTGCCTGCAAGCTGTACATCAACCAGGCAGATCTCGCAACTCTTGGCACCGTCCGCGGCACCAACGAGAAGCGTGCCCTCTATGAGATCACCTTCAACAACGAATCCAACACGGCCGGCACCATCAAAGAGGGCGGCATGGCTGTCGCTTTCCGCATCCTCGACAAGCTGCCGGTCGGCACTCAGCTGTACGGCCAGCCGGGCGCTATTGATATGCCTATGTGGGGTAACTATGAAGTGACCACCGACGAGGGCGGCGACTACTTCAAGCGCTCCATGATCGGCATCAAGGGCACGCAGACCGCAGGCGCAGACCTCGTCGCCTACCACGGCATGCAGGTCATCACTCAGGCGTAAGCAAAGGAGGCCCGGCATGAGCGTAAGCAGCGAATATCTTTCAAAGATTAAATTTGCAGTTCGGACCGTCTCCGTGGATCCAAATGTGATGCAGGAGATCACCGACATCATCGAGGAGTGCCGGGCCGATATGATCAATAAGGGCGTGGACCCGCTCATCGCTCAGGACGAGACCAACTACTCGGTCCTGGGCTGCGTGCGGTCCTTCGCCCGCTCCCGCTTCGGCATCGATCCGGATGACATCCGAGTCAACATGGCGGACTATCGCCTGCAGGTCGATGAGCTCAGAAAGGCGGTGGCTTCTAATGAGGATTCCTGATTCTGCCGAGCTTGTTTCTCTGACGTACAGGCAGGACGAGTACGGCGTCCGGCGCAAAGAAGAGACGACCGTCACGGTCTACGGTTACTATGACTCGATCACGGCGTCCGAGCTGTTTGAGGGTGGCCGCTCCGGGTTAAATCCTGAGTTTCGTTTCACCGTTTCTGAATTGGACTACCATGGCGAAACCATCCTCATGCGCAACGGTCTGCCGTATGCCATCTATCGCACCTATCGACCCAACAATGGCACCGTCGAGCTCTACTGTGAGCGGAAAGGCGGCATCCATGGCTAGGGACCCGGGCGAGCAGCTGGCGGCAGAGTTGTCAAAAATCCTTGATGAGTACGCCGATGAAGTGGAGCGCGCAAGCGCCGAGTGCGTCCGGAAGGTCGCAAGGGCAGGCGCCAAGACGCTCCGCAAGGTGTCCCCGAGGCTCTCCGGCAAGTATGCGGCAGGGTGGACCTTCAGGGCCGAAGTCAGGCGCTTAGACGCCTCTGCAGTCCTCTATAACAAGGCAAGACCCGGCCTCGCTCACCTGCTCGAACACGGGCACGTCACCCGCAACGGGACAGGCAGGACATACCCGCGCACACCGGCGCACCCGCACATCGCCAAGGTCGAGGA